AGCTTTCGCAACAACCCCAAAGGAGGTTGCTCGGGATGATTAATCCCTGAGTGTGTAGACGCTTATCTTCTTATAGCCAGCGACCCCCGGAAGGGGAATCGCCTTCCCACCATCCTCGCTATTAGCGAGGGGAAGTGGGGCGGCTCCTCTGGGACCATGGGCGTTCCGGTAATATTTCACCCAGAACGCTTTATGGCCAATTTGGCGATCCTCCCGTGCATTGCGCCCGAGATTAGAATCGAACAGCTTTTGATGGCCGCCCAACTCGTTGCCAAACTCCCAATCTTCGGCCGATCGCCGATAGATGGAGTACAGCGGGACGACGTGTTCACCTCGGTTCAGACTTATAAGGTCTTTACTCGATCTGGTGACATACGTGTCAAAGAAGTAGCCACAGAAGCCACGGTCCGTGTAACGACTTGGCCTTCTACGGGGATGATCCCCGAGAAGGTGTCCGTCACCGTAACCGTCGGGCCCCCATAACACGAGTGCGGGGTTAATCCTGTTAAGGACCCTCTCTGCACGTACCGTGTCACCTTCTCTTGCATACCAGTTGTGCAAGACGAAGAGGCTTTGCGCGGATAGCCACCCTTTCGGGTAGTAGGGCCGCACATCGGTCCCCCGAAAGTAGTCTTTCCCACAGGACTCCCGAAAGGGCCCAGTGTGATACGACTTCGTTAAGTTAACGACGAAACCCAGCGCTACGAGAACCTCAACCAAGAGGGGGTAACACTCAGTCGGTACGATGAGGTCATCACCGTACGCTGTCGCATCACTGTCTTGTGGACAGCACGCAGCAGCGAGACCCCAAAATATCAGGGTCTCCAGAGGGAACGTAAAGCCGTTCCCCATCGACGAGAACTTCTCTTGATCACGGATTTCCCCAGTAGGCAGCAAAACTCTGCCACTTCTGGCGCGTCCAAGGGCATGAGCCCATTCAAGAGGAAGAAGCTCATAGACCACCTCTTTCGAGATGGTGTCTGAGGCAGACGACAGGTCCAGCGTTGCTAAAGCGCCGGTTAAAGACCCCTCGAGTGCACGCCTTTGATTTAGCGTTTGATCGCGGATGTCTATACCGAATGCTGCGAGACGCCGAGCCATATGCGCTCCGAAACCAAGCTGAACAAGGGTGTTCAGACCGGGCTCCGTACATATGGACCGAAAGGTCTTTGCATTCTTCGGGACGAAGCTCAGCTTAGACGGCATAATTTCTACCGTCAGCAGGTCCCACTCTTCGCCATCTTCATCGATCCTAGTTAGGGCCGAATGGATGTCGGTTAGGTGGGGCAGCTCCTCCATTAGGAAAGGAACTAATGGAGATAACTCTTCGCTACACTGGAGCGTCTCCGCAAGTTTGCGGCGAACAGACGCATCCTTTCTTCTGGTCGCTCTGGTAGCGCCAGGACCGAAGTGTAGATCCAACTTCCCCAGAGGGGGAACGTCACCTAGAATTCGCGCGATTTTCCGTTGCGCGGCATGTATAACACCGCTAACGCGGGGAGAGAATTGGAACTCTCCCCGACGCGACTTCCTCATTACGTCGTTGGTTTGTCTACAAAGCTCTTCGGCTTCGAGAAACTTCACCATAGCTCTCTCTTCCTTGTCGATCCCTATCTCTAGGTCCGGCAACTTCTGGAAGAAAGCGAGGGCCTGGCGAACGTGTTTTACTTCGTTCGCAGTCAGACCCGCTATGTTGTAGTCGATCTCGAACTCGCATAGTTCTCGGAATTTGCATCGCTGGATCAATTCAGCAATGCGAGCACCGATAGCTCCGCCTTCCCAGGCGTGCGAGATAGCTAGTTCCCGATAAAAGTCAACCGACTCGGAAGGGGAAAGCTCTTCCAACCAATGCGCTAATTTCCGCATAAATATCTCCAAGAGAGAATGTGGAGGAAGTTCCTAACTGGAAACCAATTAGGAGGGAGGCGAGAAGCAGGGACTTCGTGCGTGGCTTTTTACGGCCGACGCTTTCTATCCATTGCTCCCAGGCAGTATCGCGAACCGTTTTGCGGTCCGCAGGTTCCACGAATGGAACCTTAAGTCGGCATAATGAGCTGATCAAACAGCTCACTAGCCGGCCCAGTCGTCGCAGCTGCGACAGACGTGGAGATATTGCCCATGATATTGACATTAATCTGCCGTGCGAGACGGCGCGATGTGACAGTACCTCGCTCGTGAAAGTACCCTACCGTGTCCAACGTATCGATGTACGCCACCTTTGGAGGTGACGTGTAACCGAGTGCGTTGGTTGTTCCGATCGACTCCATCACTGGAACCTCAGAACGACAGGAGACCCGGAAGATACCGCTCGGAAGTTTGATCTTCCTCATGGTAGCTCGAACTTGTGCGTAGTCTGGGAGCCCAGCGATGGACTCCTTCCACTTACTCACAACAGTACCATCGGGCAAGCGCTCGATGGACTCTCCCACAAGAGTGTGGGACACGGGTGTGGCTGCACCGTCGAAGACGGTGATATTGGCTAACGCTGACATGCGTTGTCCTTTGTTACCGGAGTACCGGATTTTGGTTGAAGCCCCTCTGACGAGAACCGTCAGGTTGGGACTAGATCAGTTTGCACGACCCCCGGCAAAGCGCTGGGTAAGTAGTGCAACCGCATTTGCGCAATGCTGCCAAGAGGCAACCTTAGCAAGCGGTTTAAACGACGGTAGCGGTACCGTCGGTGCCTGAGAGTAAGTCCTCGAATACGAGAACTTCTCGGCATGACCTCGCGTTTTCGGATAATAGCTATCCGCTGAGTATTTACTGAGATCGAACGTACCGACCAGGTTCGACAAACCCCTCACGGGGAAGTTTTTACCAGTGACCAGCTCGCTCGTACAATAAGTACCAGGATACACGGAGGTTAGTCCCCGAGCGTCTAAGTAGTTCCCGATTGGAATGAACCAATCGGCTACGAAAGACCAGGGCGTAAGTTCCCATAGCATTTGTGTTGGGTCAGTTAAACCCATCTCTGCTATGAAAGACGGCCTCTCCTTCATGAAGATGGTCGTCTTAAGCTTCGCACTGCGGGTAGCACCTGCAGCCGTACCAAAATATCTCCCGATAGGATCACCGGGAAACATCTGATAATAGCCCAGATACGTGAAAGTACCCTGAGTGCTCTGCTCCTTACGTAGAGATGCGCTTACTTTCATCTCTAACGGAAGCTCTAGGCGGTGGGCGAGAGCCTCACCTAGAGCATAGCTGTCCTTGAGGAGGGGCAGCCAGCCATACTGGAGTTCAATCCAGTTGTTCGCGATGGTCTTAGAGTTCGACGCATTGAATTGCTTCATGCTCGAATACGGCTTGAGAGGTGACCGAGAGGTCCCCTCCAGAAGTGATCGGGCACTACCCGATAAATCACCTCGCCTGAGGTGCGTTAAGGATTTCCTAATCCTAATCGCACTATCAGCAAGCATACGAAGAGTTTGATGCCCTTCGCCGAGGAACACCGACGCGTTAAAGTCGGAGCCTCGGAGCTTCTCCCGAAGCTTATTTAAGACCTTTATCTGGTCATTGGAGTCGAACGGCGAAATAGTTATGAAACCGCCATTAAAGCCGGTTCCTTGCTGTGACGCCGCCGTATTCCCAGTTACCGGGGGGCCAATTCCCGGTGTAACTGTAACGCTTTCCGAAGTGGACCTCACCTCAGTCTTCACGTAGTCGTGTTGATCCAACGACGCACGATAAGCCTGAGGATCCACCCCGATTCGACGTGGCCTAAAAGTGAACGTCTTCCCATCACGATATATTGTGTAGGGAGCCGGCTTTGGTACGCGTTCCCGAGGGGCGCGATCTCCGCCTACCCAATCCTTGTACCAAATCGTGCCTGTAAAAGACACGGTGTTGATACTCGTTCCGGGTACATCACTATAATCCTTATGCCCAGTGGTCATTTTGCCACTACCTTCCCGGCGCGTTCTTCGTCGCCATCGATGGACATGAGGATCTGCCGAGTCGTGGACGCATATAGAGTCAGCATAGCTGACAGCTCATGCATTCTACGCTCGAACACTTCAACAAAATCATCCTGTAGGATGATAAGGCTTTCTCGCCGGTTGACGAAACGATTGTCAACCATTGGTTGCTCCTATTTCTGTTGAAGGGGAGGCGCAAACCCCCATATACCGGAGCTACCGGTATATGGGTTCCTGAGATGACGACCGTCATCTCAGTCAAGGTCTATACTCTAGACGATCATACCCCTCATTACTGAGGGTAAAGATCGTAACACAGCTCTAAGTTGCTGGCCCAGCTAGTGGTTAGCTAACTGACTAGAATACTGCTCCCGAAAG